TCAATGAACCGTGTCTTTCGGACAACTAGGATAGACGCACTTCCAGCATCTCCTAATTGACCGCTTCCGTTGAAGTCGAATATCTGTCCGGTAGGCCCACCGAAATAGACTGAGGTATTGGTAGTCCCAGGAATCCTCATGTACTTGGCAGCAGAGGTAGCAAAGCCGGAGGAATGGTCTGTCTTGTAAATAGACCACGGAGAGAGTTTGGCCTTAGCCCCCGTTTCTCCGGTAGAAGCCCCACCGTAGAGAATGTCCTTGAACAAGACAATAACCTTATTTCCAGTGAAAAACAGAACCCTCTGGTTTCTCTGGTCGTAAACAGATAGGGAACCCGTCATGTCCGCTACTGTAAGCGGTATCCATCTTGAGAGGTCATCAGCGGCAACGTCACCGTAGTTCTGCGTAGCCAGAAGGGACTCGATATTCCCGCCCTTTCGCATGTAAACAATATCGTTTCCGATGGATACCAGTGACTCTGTGCCAACAGCATTGGAACCCGGATAGAACTCCTGCCACTTGTAATCCAGAGAGGATGAGCCTGTTAACTTGAATATGGCTCCTTCCACGGTAGATAGAATCAAGTCTCCAGCCAGAGTCTTTCCTACGCCGTTTATCGGTCTCAAGTCGGGCGTCAGCATGTAGAACGCTTCAAGACCTGACGAGAATGTTGAACTGGTAGCCCTGTTCGTCGTGTCGTAAGAGATGGGGTTCTCGAATGCCGAAGCCACCATTAGGTGAGGCGTATCTGAACTGGTCTTTACGTTGAACAACCACATCCTGCTGTTATGTACGATGCCATACTTAGCATACAGAGTTGAGCCAAGGCCCGTAGAAAGTGTAGAGAATGTAGTCCCATCCCACTTGGAAACAGGCTGCGCCTTGGCTAAATCAGTAATTACGATGTAATCATCCAGTGACCACTGGGTATCCCGTAACTGCGCTGTAGCGGTTACAGTCCCTGACGAACTGAAGGTTGAAGCGCCATCCCACTTGTAAACTACACCCGCCGCCTGAACCAGTGTCGTAGAGGTATCATCCCGCTTTACAAGCTGCATCAGCCCCCTGACTTCAGCACCATTAGTCGCTGTGCCTTTCAGGTCGAACGGGTCTCTAGGGAGATACTTGTAATTGTCCTTGGCTAACTTGAAGTTCTGGCTTCCAGCGGCAGCCTCGCTCAAATCTAGTGTCGGATTCTCGTTAATGCCTGCGCCAAAAAACACTTTCATTAGTTATACCTGGAACCATAACGTCGTGTCGGATTCTGGCCCTTTATTAGATTCAAGAGAGCCGCTTTTGAACTCTTGTAGGTCAGGTCTTTCTCCAAAACCGCCTGAATGTCCAGTTCGTTCTTTATGTCCTCCCACAGATACTTGAATCGTCTAGCCGCCATCTCGGTAAACATGTAGCTTTCTTCATCGTTGTGAAACGGCAGAGTATCCGCAGCTTCATCAACAAATACCGAGCCTTCATACTCGTAAGTCCATACCGCACCACTGGCATTGGGAACTTGGAATAGCCCTACCTTCTTGGTTGAAGTAGGTTCCCAATACCACCAGTTAGGGTCTCCGGTGTCTGTCGCATAGGTGTAGATTTGTGCCTGTAACGCGGGGAGTCCTCCTACCCATTGGGTCATGTACTGGTTTCCGGATGAAACATAGAAATGCTCATCCCCGTAGAACCGGGTGAAGTCTGAGGCAAGCGTGTAAGTGCGCTGTGAAGCAACAAGCGTAATCGTCCCGCTGGTCTGTCTTTCAGAAGGAATCAGCCGGTCTGAGGTCAGACGTATAAGTTCGTTCTGGGTTGCAACGATAGCCAAGTTGAGTGACGCATTGTGCTGTGTGTCGCTTAGAGTTTGAACTTCATCAGTATCCCCGCGAATGATGGCGTTCAGCCTTAAAATCCTATTGATGCATTGAAGGAGCGTCATAAATTATCCAGTAAGAAAACCGGGAGCAGGCGTCCCCACTCCCGGCTGTTCGTTACACCCTCGCGGACAGGCTGCGGATTTTGACGAGCCATGCCGGGTTGAGACACTTCCCGGCAAACCACGCCTTCCACGCCACGCTGGAAACCTCGTTATAGAGGTCGGTTCCTACGGTTCCGGTCGCCTTCGTGATGAGTTCAACCGCAGGAGGATTCGCAGGGTCGTACATTTCGTACGAATTGGTCGCGTGCATGTTTCCGAGACCAATGGTTCCCATTGCCTCCTTGCCGTAAACGTAGGTGGAGTACACGTCGTTAGACGAAGTACCGGCACCCCTGAACGGGCCGGGTGCAGTAGTGGTGCCAGCAGCCGAGGAAACAGGAATCACTTCCGTCGAACACCAGCGCACACCACCAACAGCCCCGTACTCGAACGGCAGGGTTTCCGTATAGCCCCCATACTGCTCCACGCTGATAAAGCCCGTGAGGGAGCGAACGTCCTCCTCCACGTCAACGTGCGTGATACCGTAGTAAGAGGCTCGCACCGGATTAGTCCCGATATTGCCGGAACCATACCCCGGAGTGGTGAACAACATCGCTGAGTTGCGGTTCAGTGTATTTACCGCGAACTTGATGTCGGTCAACGTGATGGTTGCAGCCACCTGCGCGTCCACCGAAGCCACGTTGGTTCCGCCAGACACAGTGCCGCCCGCTGCTGAAGTAGCATAACGGATTGTGCCGGAGGTCGTGACAGTGCCCGCCGAATAGGCCGACTCCATCAGGATGTTAAGCGATAGACCTGCGTTTGCACCCAGGTTATCGGCAAAACGCGCACCACGCGCATTCATCTGCTGGAAATCAACTTCTTCGGTCATCAGCACCGCTTGGCCGTACTTTGCAATCGCAACGGTTACGACTGAGAGCGTGTGCTGAACCGTCGAACGCCCGAAGAAGGCGACCGGGGAAGTAGTAATTTCCCCAAGTGCCGTAGTGGACGCAGCGAGGTTTTCGAGACGTTCCCATTTCACCGATGCTGTGCTGCCGTTTTTGTTCAACTGCCCCGGCAGCGATCCATTGAAGAACGGCAGCTTTTGCCTTGCGGCGCTGAGCAAGCCTTTCATCATCTGGAAATTGACGCCCAACGGGAGGTTGGACGTTACACTCGACATTAACTGTGGCATGTTTAATTACCTTTTATGGCCCTCTGAAGCTAGTAGGTTCCACTGTCCACTAACCGCCTCCACGCATTATCGAACTCGCGGCCTACTTTGCCTTTGAGTTGCGCTTCCATCGGGTTTTCAGTGTCATCCGCCTGCTTCGACTGAGAGCCTTGGATTGATTGCTTTGCCGCTCGTTGATTCTCAGCGATTTGTGGGTCAATCTTGAACGACGCCTTTCCCTTGAACTCGTTTGCGTAGGCTTTAACAGCCGCATTCCACGCATTCGGGTTCTTGGAACGGTTGTTGTAAACCGAGAGGAACCGGGGGTCTTTACGTGCCTTCTGACCCAAGGCAACCTCTGCCATATCGTCGTCAATTTCATCACCTGTAACGCTTTTGAACACTGAAACGGCGCTCTTTATATCAGCCTCCTCTCTCGATTTCACGCGCTCGACTCTCATTTGAGTCAATTCGCCCTGTAACGATTGAAGGGTCGTCTGTAAGAATTGGTTTTGATTGCCAGCCCACTGCTTGAATCCGGCTTGGTCGAGAACGGGGTCTGGCACCGCAACATCGGGCGTTTCCACCTTCTGTTTTGGGGCAGGCTGCTCTCGTTGTGGAGCGAAGTTTTGAGCCTCGGCTTCCACGTTGTATTTCTGGTACACGGAATCAAGTGTTTCTGGTGTCGTGCTAGCGGGCTGCTCTTGGCTAACCTGCTGCTCTTTTGCTTCTGCCATCTGAATCTCCTAAATTTAAGTTACTCGGGTTTTCTCCCTGTTAAATACTGGTGCAACAGGTCGAATCCTTGGCGCATCATGGTGTTAGCCTTGATTCTCTCAATCACCATGTATTGCTGTTCTTGCGTGTCTGAAATGACAAAGGCCGGAATAACCGGCCTGTGTTTGAGTGCGTCTTTTAAGACTGCGTTGAACTCCGGGTTTTTACGAAGTCCGTCTAGTAAATCACTCATATAAAATGGACACGATAAAAGAAATGTCCTCATCCTCCTGTTT